CTGTGGCAATTTTAGCTGAAGTAAGATTGTACCCAGAAGGAGAAAACCCACTAATAGTAACAAACTGATTAGGAACAAAGCTGTTTGCACCAGTGTAAGTAATTACCGACCCTGTACTTGATGCTGCAGTAAGAGTTGCTGTTGATACGGAGATGCCTGACAAAAGAGCAGAAGGTCGATACCAAACAACGTTTGTTCCGTATGTGTCATATCCAACAAATGAGACGGGGAAAGTACCGTTAAAAACTCCACTGGAGTAAGTAACTGCTGTGTCTCCTACAGTTCCTGAAGCTATTGAAGGAAAAGAGTTTACAACTATAGTGTTATAGGGAGAGACGGTTGCAGAAAAAGGGTTGTTGTTTGGAACGATTACTTTAAGAAAGTTTCCAAGAGTCACTGCCCCAGTTCCCGAAGATGCGCCGCTAACTGCTGCCGCAACTGTGAACTGAGTGGCTGTTGCGGCAGTAACTGTTACGTTACTTAAGTTAAGACTTGCCCCTGAAGAAATGCCTAAACCACTAATGGAAATAACTTGACCAGCAATTAAACTATTATTTGCAGTGTAAGTGACTGTAGTTCCGTTACCGCTTGCTGCAGTAATTTTAAGGCCATCAACGATTCCACTCTCAATGATCGCACCACCAAGCTGACCACTGTATCCCTGGGTACTGCTAATGTTAAGCGTTGTGTACGCCGCTACATAGTTTGCAGGTTTATATCCGTACATTGAAGCAATGTTAAGCAGAGAGTCTCTTTGTGTTGCGGTAAGAATATACGACTCGTTAGCAACTCGGTCAATGTAGTAGTTTACAAGATCCCCCATGTAGGAGAACGCCTCGACAAGAGCAAGACCAAAATCGCTTGGGTCACTACCCTGCCAGTCTGGAACGCGAGCTTGAACTCTGGAGATCAACTCTTTACGAATTGCGTAGTAGTCTCTACCTGTGTAGTCTACAGAAAATGGGGTGTTAGTATCTGGCGCAGCCATTATGAAAGCTCCTCGTATAGCGGGTTAGTGTCAGATACGACAATAACTCCTGCCTTGGTTGACGTCTCTTGTTTGTTTGGAAGTTTGTAGTTGATTTCAGCAGTAAGTGTATTTGTTTCTGCGTCATGAGAACTGCTAACGGAAACTAATTCAAGCAAAGGAAATTGATCGACAAATATCTTACGAACTCCTTTATAAATAGCATCTTCCATAGCAGTTACCGTGTTCATAACTGCGGCAGGAATTTCAGTTCCATAAGAAGGGCGCATGACTCGTTCTCCCATCAAAGTTTCAATGGCAAGACGAACTCTGTCTGCCCAGATTACCTCTTGGGTATTTGCCGAAAGGATGTTTCCTGTGTTCACGTCTAGCGTGAAAGGAAACTTAAGTGCTACCTCAGCCATTTAAATTGCGCTCTTCCATCTTTGTGGACTTGCCAGATATCCTTGATTAGATTCTGAATTAATTCCCGAATATTCTGCGAGTGTAACGTCGGTTAATTGAAACGTCAGTGTTGCCGCAGCTCCGTTTGTATTTCCTTCTTCTAAGTTTAGCGTGCCTTGACCGTTATCGGTCCTAGTCCTAAAGGGAGTTTCCATGACAGCATCTCCTACACCATCAGTAGCTACTTTCATGTCAATCATGTAATCTCCAATTTTATGAAACCTGTGAGTAACTTCTTCAACAGACCAGTACCCATCAGTAACGTTGCCTGTTCCCGCAACGTAAACTGTTCCATAAGGACGGAGCCTAGGATCCCCCTGGCCCATAATAGTTGCGGGGATATTAAATCTAGCTAACTGTGCCGCGGCTTTGGAAACCAGTTCAGCGTCTAACTGGCTATTAATAACGCGATCAGTTCTAAACTCATTAAACAAAACAGGACTTACAGACTCTCTGAGCGGGTCTCCAGTATTTTCAGGGCTAGTTGCAGATGCAAGTATTTTGGCTGTAACGGGGTCAACTCCCCCAACATTCTTTACAGTTCTCCAGTTTCCACCAGACTCAATGTTGTCTCCCAAAATGATTGTAAATTGATCGAGAGTTCTGTCTAAAAATTGAGTGTTAAATGGAGCGCCAGCATTGCCCAAAGAAAGAACAGGAGCATTAGAAAACGTCATGTTAATAAGCTTGTCAATGGGCCTAAACACAAACGTCATACCATCAATGACTACCCCATAGCCAATTCTTTTTGCCTGCTCAATTATCCATTCCCAGTAAGAGTTTCCTGTAATTGCAAGTTGAGGAAACACCTGTTGATGAGCATCGGTAATGACTTTAAAGCCAAAACCTTGTGCAATAGTAGTTACTACATCAGGAAGTGTTTGATTTTCAAAAACGCGAGTAACTCGTTGTTTCATAGGAAAAGTAGCTCCCACGCACATAACCTGCATTCCGTTAGTGCGTTGAGGGGCGTTTGTTTTCGTTATAGAAGAAACATAGCCAATCCAGTTTTTGGTTAAAGTATCTTGACTCCACGTGAATTGAACAGGAGTACCTGTTTTTAGGGTATCTACCCAAAGGGTGCTTTCAGAAAGAAACTGCAGAACAAGAAGGTCGTGAGCCCCTTTTCTTTGAACTAAATCAATAGAAGCAGGCTGCGCCTCCAAAGATGGCACTGTAGGAAAAGACACAAAAGTGGATGTTCCTTTACGGTATTTGTTGGATACCAGATCAGACACTCGGTATCCTTAAAGTCGTTCCTACGGGAATGCTAAATGGATCAATAATTTCTGGATTAAAGTCCATAATTTTCCACCAAAAATTAGGGTTTCCAAGTAGTTCTGAAGCAACCTGGTCAATGCGGTTTCCTTGCACCCAGGTGTACCAGTAAAACTGGGCCCTAGCTTTAGGAAATTTACGGTAGACGGCAAGCCGATAAACTCCATTACGAGGGTCTTGAACTTTTGTTATAAGACCTTTTGCGTATCTACTATCCGCATAAATCATTAGATTCCTTAAATTTAAATAGCTTAAACACCACCACCACCACCGCCGCTGCCGCCGCTGCCACTGGTAGCTCCACCACCACCACCCCCACCATTTACGGGGCTTAAGTTAGCGGGGGGATAGTCGGGAAGACGCGCAAAGCCAATGTCCATCGTAGTAAACGTAGGAACCATTCGGGAGTCAAACATAATGTGATTAAGGTTTATGTTGTTGATAGTTCCCAAATAACGCAGGCTTTTACCTAAGTGCAACTCCACAGGAATGGCAGGTAGCCAACCCATGTCAGCCGTACGCTCCCCCCGTAAGTAGCTCTCCATGGTCGTGCCCATTAGAACCCGCAGAAGGTATTCTACGTCGTACATAGTTCCCTTATTATAGAGAGCTTTGTAATCTAAGTCTGTTTTAGGAGGTACAGGGTAAACCCCGTCTCCGCTGTATCCCGCTTTAAGTGTCTCTGTGTTTGAGTCGTAGTACTGCATGTCTAAAACGCGGTTAATAACAATCTGAAAAGAAACAGACCCTTGAGAACCCGAAACTCCTGCAAGGTTAAACATCTCCGTACCGCTGGTAATCATCGTGACGTCAACGTTGGGAGAGGTGTAGTAGCTCATAGATACGGTTCCAGGGTTGTACTGAAACTGAAATCCGTAATTGTGGTTATCAAAATAATTTGACGTGGCAGGTTTATTCGACCCTGTATTCCAAGCTTTCAGAACTTGTTCTGAAGTTACAATCATCCCCTTGCTTCCAGACGCCGAAGTCCACAACTGTTTTGCTTCTGCAGTGGGCGTAGGTTTATTGATGGGCGCTTGAACACCGATTCTTTGAGGATTAGTTTTTTGGTTACTAGCTCCTTGAACAAATGACTTGCTGCTACTAAAGTACGCTTCGTAAACCGCGCTAGCGTTGTAGCTTAGGTCACCAGAAGCACCAGAACCAATAGACCCATAAGCACCCGATGCTGTGGTAGTTACTCTGGCTGCTGCAGTAGAAATCTTAGTGTGAGCCATTTGTGCTTGTTGTGATTTAAGAGTTGCGCTTTGTTTTTGAGACGCAGATAGTTGATCAAAAAGAGACTGCCTATTAGTTTTATCCAAATCAACTATGGCTTGTTGAGTAGCAATTGCGGTACTGCTAGCTTTTGAGTTAATAAGAACAGCTAGAGCTGCTTTATCTACAATTAGTTTTTTATCTAAAGTTACAAATTGATTTATTAGTGATTCAACTTTTGCATCAATTCCCTCTAAAGCAGCGTTCTTTTTATTAGCAGTAAATACTTGCGCCTGTTTTGCAAGCCTCATGTCTCGGGCAGTGTTTAGGATGATAGCCATGATTACATGTTTCCTGTGTTAGAAGTTAGGGTGTTGGTTTCTAAGTACTGTTTAACAAGCTGTCCAAACTTAATGGCGTCAGCAGAAGTTACGTCAGGAACTTGTACAGTAATTTGCACATTGTTTGTGTTGTTAACTGCATTACCACTGGATCCCGCCCCTAATCTTGCTCCCTCACTAGTTCCCGTGTTAACTAAAGCAGGGTCTTTTGCGTTCATATAGGCGTTCCAGTTTTCAGCAGAAACGCCTTTATTTTTTGCCATGCTTTGTACTGCAGAAGTAATCTTGTTCATGTCACCTGAATAAAGCCCAGTTAAAAGACCCATTGCGTCTGTAGCTGCTTTGGGGGTTTTTTGATACTGAGCACCTTGACTCATTGCAGAACTTACTGCTCCTGCGTCAACACCTGACGTACTTCCATTAGAGGTTCCTGTTTTCCAAGTTCCTGCTCCAGAAGCACCATTACCTAAAACTCCTGAGACTTCATTCAGAGGAATGTGACGGCCTCCACGACCCTGACCCTCGTTTACCTCAAAGTGTAGATGGGGTCCAGTAGAACGCCCAGTGTTTCCAGATCGCCCAATAGTTTGTCCTTTAGTAACAGCCTGATTAACAGTCACAGAAACGTCTGAAAGATGCCCATACACGCTAGTGTATTTTTTTCCATCAGTTGTTTTGTGCATAATTTGAACGTTGTTTCCTAAACCACCACTTGGCCACTCATTTTTGTGGCCTTTTTCCGCAACAATTACTTGACCATCGGCTACCGCTTTAACTTCAGTTCCCGTAGACATGCCAAAGTCAGTCCCACTGTGTGGGGTACTGTGCGCGTCGTTAACTGACCCTAAAGCGGCAGTAACTTGATAACTCCCAAGATAACCTAAGTCAAATTCGTGCTGAGGAGAAGAACCCGCTGCTCTGCGTTCCATTGAGTCAGCACTGCCCGAAGGACCCCCACTGCCATATTTTTCTCCGCCTGTTGAAGAGAGGGCTGAAACGGCAACCATACCCGCGCCCATAATTCCAGCGGTAATCCCTGCTTGAGCAATTGCTGGAATTGGATTTAAAGAATCCATTCCAGCTAAAGAGTTGCCAATGGAGCCAAGGCCCTTGCTTGCGTAATCAACAATTCCTGTAAGACCTTCGGTCATCCCAGAAAAAGATTTGTTTCCAAACAAAGTTTGTATCATAGAGGTAGCCCCTCCTAGCGCAGCAGCGAGCCCTCCTGATACGTCTGTTAGAAGACTTAAAGCCTTTGTTGCTGCGCTAATTCCGCCAATGTACGGTTGCTCCGCAAGGTTCATTGCGCCAGTTTGTTTTCCAGCTAGCGTCATTTGATTATTAAGCGGGTTTATGTTTCCCGCACTACCAATTTTTTCATCTATTTTGGAGTTTTGAGAGAGGTCCATGTTTTTACCGCCAGCACGTTCAATCATGTACTGCTTGAACATCTGTGCGCCTTGCTCGTCACCTTGAAAAAACGAGTCAATAGTTACACCTAAAGCACCCCGACGAATAGACTTTTGAGTCTGCTCCGTGTTTGCTTGACCTCTACCTGCAGTAAGTCGTTGAGCAATCTCTTCAAAAATAGCTCCTTGAGATTTTTCATTCCCAGTAGTAAGGTCGGCTGTGTAGATTCCAAAGTTACGGAGTGTGTTTGCTGCTCCTTTAGCAGAGGTCATTCCCTCAACAGATCTAACAGCGTCTTCGTTAGAAATGTTCATGTAGCGAGAAGCATTAGATACTGTTCGTAGAGTCTGCTGATAGGCGCTATCTGATTTTGTTGAAAAATTCATGCCTCTACCAGCAAGGTACTGGGCTACGTTTGCATCTGATCC